TGCACTCAAAATGGCATACGAGGTGGATCAGCAACTGTCCACTTCCCAATCTGGCACCAAGAAATAGAAGATATTATTGTTCTAAAGAACAATAAAGGCACAGAGGACAATCGCGTAAGGAAACTTGACTACTCCATCCAGATTTCAAAACTTTTCTACGAACGTTTCATCCAGGATGGAGAGATTAGCTTATTCTCACCGCATGACGTACCAGGTCTGTATGATGCTTTTGGTACTGATGCATTTGACGCTCGCTATGTGGGCTATGAACAGGATGAGTCTGTTCCAAGAAAGACTATCGGGGCACAAGAACTCATCCTCAATTTGCTGAAGGAGAGAGCAGAGACGGGTCGTATTTACATCATGAATATTGATCATTGCAATTCTCACTCTTCCTTTAAGGACAAGGTGAATATGTCCAATCTATGTCAGGAGATTACTTTACCTACGGATCCTATTAATCACATTGATGACGAATTGGGTGAGATTGCCTTATGCATTCTCTCTGCTATTAATGTTGGTAAGGTAAAGTCTGATGATGAACTGGAGAACTTATGTGACCTTGCAGTTCGAGGATTAGAAGAATTGATTGATTATCAGAAGTATCCTATTAAGGCAGCAGAACGCGCCACAAAGGCACGTAGATCCCTTGGAATTGGTTTTATTGGTCTTGCACATTATCTTGCTAAGTTGGGATTTGATTATGATTCTCAAGAGGCATGGGATGCTGTTCATGGACTTTCAGAATCATTCCAGTATTATCTTTTGAAGGCATCAAATCAACTTGCCAAAGAGAAGGGGTGGTGTAATGATTTTGGCCGCACTAAGTATGCAGATGGAATTCTTCCAATCGATACATACAAGAAGGATGTAGATGAGATTTCTAGTATTAAATATGAGCATGATTGGGAGTCTCTTAGAGCATCTATCTTGGAACACGGTTTACGGCACTCAACATTGTCCGCACAAATGCCTTCGGAGAGCAGTTCCGTTGTGTCAAATGCAACAAATGGAATCGAACCACCTAGAGACTACTTGTCCATTAAGAAATCAAAGAAGGGCCCTCTTAAGCAGATTGTCCCTCAATACGGATCTCTTAAAAACAATTATACGCTTTTGTGGAATATGGAGTCCAATCGTGGTTACATTAATATTGTTGCTGTGATGCAGAAGTTCTTTGATCAGGCAATTTCTGGTAACTGGAGTTATAATCCGGAGCAATATACAGACAATGAAGTTCCAGTGTCCATTATGGCACAAGACTTTTTGACTACATATAAGTACGGTTGGAAAACCTCCTACTATCAAAATACTCATGATATGAAGAATGATGAGGTAGTAGAGGAATCAAAATTGAATTTAGATACTTTGTTAAACGAATTAGAACAAACCGAGGAGGGAGAGTGTGAATCCTGTGCAGTTTAAAGTTTCTTCCGAAGATAATGCAGATAAGAAAGTTAAAGGCATGACTGTCTTTAATACTGAACAAGTTAATACTAAAAAGCAACCAATGTTTTTCGGTCAACCTCTGGGGGTACAGAGGTATGACTCATACAAATACCCAGTTTTTGATAAACTAACAACTCAACAACTTGGTTATTTCTGGAGACCTGAAGAGGTATCTCTACAGAAAGATCGTGGTGACTATCAAACACTTCGTCCTGAGCAAAAGCACATTTATACTTCTAATCTGAAGTATCAGATTATGCTTGATTCTATTCAGGGTCGTGGTCCTGGTATGGCCTTCATTCCATATTGTTCGCTTCCCGAGTTGGAAGCATGTATGGAGGTTTGGGGATTTATGGAAATGATTCATAGTCGCTCTTACACCTATATCATTAAAAACGTCTATTCAGACCCTTCAGAGGTCTTTGATAAGATCGTCACTGATGAACGCATTCTGGAACGTGCTAGTAGCGTTACAGAAGCATATGATAATTTCATTCAAGGTGCTCATCAGTATGATAATTCCAATGATTGGCAACATGCTTTAGAACAAGTTCCACAAGCATTAGATAACAAGTATGAACTCAAAAGAAAACTCTATAGAGCAATCGCAAATGTTAACGTTCTTGAGGGTATTCGGTTTTACGTTAGTTTTGCTTGTAGTTTCGCCTTCGGTGAACTTAAGCTTATGGAGGGATCCGCTAAAATTATCTCTCTTATTGCCAGAGACGAAAACCAACATCTAGCAATCACTCAAAATATCTTGAATAAGTGGAAGCAGGGTGATGACCCTGATATGAAACAGATTATGAAGGAAGAAGAAGAGTGGACGTATAAGATGTTTGATAATGCTGTAAATGAAGAAAAGAGATGGGCCGATTACTTGTTTAGAGATGGTAGTATGATTGGACTTAATGATAAATTACTTCAACAATATGTTGAGTGGATTGCCAATCGTCGTCTTAAGGCAATTGGTCTGAAACCTCAATATGATATTTCTGCAAATAACAATCCATTACCATGGACTCAACACTGGATTTCTTCTAAAGGTCTTCAAGTAGCACCTCAAGAGACGGAGGTTGAGAGTTATGTTGTTGGTGGAATTAAGCAAGATGTTAGTAAAGCAACATTTAGTGGATTTAAATTGTAGACAATAGAATAAAAACTTGCTTAAATAGGGGAACATGGTTTCCCCTATTTTTATGCCTAAAAACCAACTCAAGAAAGATGAATTTAGAATTCGTATATTGAAATTAAAGAGTGAAGTCGATAATGAGAGTAAAAACTACTGGGAAGGGGACAAAAGATTGGCACATAAATATCTAAACAAGGTATTAGATATTATTGATGAGTATCGGTATTGATTATGAAAATCCATGGATATATCTGGAGAGACCTTTTACTGGGGATGATGTTGGGGACTACTTTGGTTTTGTTTATCTCATTACCAATCTCACAAACAAACGACAATACATTGGGCGAAAGTATTTTTGGTCTTTTCGAACACCAAAAGGAAAAAAACGTAAAGTAAAACAAGAATCTGATTGGAGGAATTACTATGGGTCTTGCCCAGAACTTAAGGAAGATGTTATCAAATTCGGCAAGCAAAATTTTAGCAGAACTATCCTCAGCCTTCATAAGACAAAGGGCAAAACTAATTACGAAGAAACAAGACAACTCTTTACAAACAATGTCCTCACCGAAGAACTTGACAAAGACACCCCCAAGTACTATAATAGCAACATCCTCAGCAGATACTATCGAAAAGATTACTATGGCAGATACGACTGAAGAAATTGTCATTGAACTTAGAACATGGGCAATGGATCGATTCAATGAAGAAATGCCAATTGGTGATTGCAGAGCAATTTATGAAGAATTTGCCGAATGGATTGAACCTCAAGGACAAGAATTTGAAGTTGTAACGCTTGACAAAATTACTGAAGAGCAGTATGATGAGTTTGTTGATTACATGAATGACGGAATCGAAAGAGGTTAATCCTCTTATTCATGACTCAGTAGCTCAGTGGATTAGAGCAACTGCCTTCTAAGCAGTCGGTCGTAGGTTCGAATCCTACCTGAGTCGCCTTGCGGGTGTGGTGTAGCGGTAACATGCGAGCCTTCCAAGCTCTTGTCACGGGTTCGATCCCCGTCACCCGCTCTTAGGAACTTGAGACGTTCCAACCATAGGTGCCACTCAGCAACAGGGCCATCACTGTCCTGCACGTTTGGAATCAGCCCCCTTTGGATATTCGCGGAGGACCTGCGTCTTACTCCGGTGTAAACTGTCAGAATGTTGGGTGAGAAAGCCCCTCTACTAATCAAGGCCTTGGTTAGTTAAGACATTCGGATAAGTGCATCGTATTATAAAACCATGAGACGAATTGCCTCAAAATTGCAGGTTGGTTCACCTGCGTTTGCTTGTTTAGCTCAGAGGTAGAGCATCTCGTTTACACCGAGGCGGTCGGCGGTTCAATCCCGTCAGCAAGCATTCCCATTAGGAGGGTTATGAACAATGATTACAGTAAGATGCAAAGAGTGTGGAGTAGAACTGACAAGCACTAGTAAAGTTCAGTTCTGTGGATGTCCCAACCAAATGAGAGTTGCGGACAACAAAGTTGGTGCTGTTGACTTGGATAAAGTTGTAATGGTATCTAATAATATAGAGAATAAGATTAATAGTCATTTCTCTAAATCAGAACTCCTCTATCAAGAGGAGAGACGCAAACGTAAAGTTCGTAAACTGGACTTTGAAATTAGATAAGGAAGAGTGGCAGAGTGGTTGATTGCGTTAGTCTTGAAAACTAATGTGTCTGAAAGGGCACCGTGGGTTCAAATCCCACCTCTTCCGCCTTTGTAATTTCTTAAATAGTGTTACGAATTTGAAACATTAATTGACTTTAAAGTTTTCTTTACTACCATATAGTAGTAATATGTAAAACAACACATGGACGATCATACTTTTCAAAATTGGATGAAAATCAAAGAAACATTTGAAAAGTCGGGCAACACTAGCAATATGTTTTATCAGAGAGCATGTGCTATAGTTGACGGAAAACCAGATCCCATGTTAAAATATATGGAAAGAAAAAGCGGAATGTAGCTCAGTTTGGTAGAGCACTCGCTTTGGGAGCGAGATGCCGCAGGTTCGAATCCTGTCATTCCGACTTACATACATACTACAAGAATGAAATTTTACTCTGTGGAACACTGGCAAGAAAACTTTGATGAACTCATGGATAGAGTTGAAAATGGAGAACATATAGGAATAGAAAACGAGAATGGAGATAAAGCAATAATGGTTCCTGCGGATGATGAACTCATACGCAAATACAAAGACCTCAACAACGAAGCTTGTTGAATCCCATGGGACTGTCGCCTAACGGTTAAGGCCCACTGCTTATAACGGTGTGACCTGG